TTATCGATTAAACTGCCCATTGCTAGCCAGAAGGCTTTCCAAAACTAGGCGCGCGATCTGCTTTGCAAGGAACGGCGGAACGGCGTTTCCGACCTGGACATACTGCTGCGTGCGGTTGCCGAGGAATAGGTAATCGTCGGGAAATGTCTGCAGCCGAGCAGCTTCGCGCACCGTCAGGCTCCGGCACTGGATCGGATCGGGGTGAATGAAGTAGTGGCCATCTTTCGAGATGTGGCTCGTGACCGTGGTCGATGCCTCGTCCGCCAGCTGAACCCGGAAGCGATCATTGAAGACACCACTGTGCCAGTTGCGGTGATCGGGGCTGAGCATCAGAGGGAAATCGGCCGCCTTCGGGCTGTAGCCATGGACGGTTCCGAACACGGCAGCAAACAGGTAGCGACCCAGATCCGATGCCATGTGCCCGCGCGTCTCGTGCTGGGCGATCGCGCGAAGTTCCGGTCGCTCGATCCACTGCAGCAACTCATCGTTCGAAGTGCCATAGTCGTCTGGCAACCGTGACGCAGCCCGAACGGTAGGCGAGTTTTCCTTCATCCGCTCCGAAACGGTCAGGAACGCTTCACGGAGCGCATGCTTCTCCTTCCCCTTGGAGATGCCGGCCAGCAGCTTCGCGGCGTCGAGGACTTCTCCTCGCCAGGCAGTGGCGTCGTCGCGCCCGCGGCTGATGCCGCTTCGCAAGGCGGGCATCGTTTCGATGACATCGCGGACAGTCCGCGCCATCCCGGATACAGCGATCTCCGCATCGGCGGCCCGTCCTGCGAGGTCCGAACGGATGCCGATGATGATCACCCTGTGGCGACGCTGCGGGACTCCGAACGCCTCGGCGCGCACGATGAAATCCGAAGGCTGTGCCGCCTCCTGCAGGCTGGCCTTTCCATCCTCAACCCCGACGGCACGAAGTTCGTAGTGATGGGCGTGACCCGTGCCAAGCGAGGAGAGATCCTCCATCAGCATCTCGAAGACAAGTCGGCTCTCGACAGTGGACGAAAGCATGCCCTTCACGTTTTCCATCACGAAGGCGGCGGGGCGAAGCTTGTCGAGAACCCGGATGTACTCGCGAAAGAGGTAGTGGCGCGCATCCTCCTCCGGAACGTAACCGACCTTGCCTCTGGAGCGGGCGCGCCCCACCAGGGAATAGGCCTGACAGGGCGGGCCGCCGATCAGGATCGTGTCGTCGTACTTTGCCTTCAGCGTCGCAATGGCGCCATCTATGGCGGTCGCAGCAGCCCCGGTGCCGAGCTCGAGCGCCCGGGCTTCGTCGATGGTATGCTGCCACGCTTCGGCATCGACGGCTGACCAGTCCGGTTCGGATGCCAGCCCGGCATGGAAATCGATGAACTCTTTCGGCAAGACGCCATGACGTGCACGGTACTCGCGCAGAAAGGCACGCAGCGTCAGGGTCCGATGGGCCGACGCCTCCTTCTCGACCGAAATGCCGATCCGGAACGGCGCATGGCCGTCCTCGACGAGGGAAGCGAACCCCTCGCCAAGTCCGCCCGGACCGGCGAACAGATCGACAATGCCGAAAGTGGAAGGCAAATCAGGCTCCTGACGAATTTCATTCAGCCGGTGTATACCAGGTTCAGGGACGAAAACCAGGACGGATGTGACTGATATCGTGGACCAGCAGACCCGTTCCCGGATGATGTCGGGGATCAGGGGAAAGAACACCAAGCCCGAGCTGGCTCTCAGGCGGGCATTGCACGCGCGCGGTTTTCGCTTCCGGCTTCATTCCGGCAAGGTTCACGGTCGACCGGACCTTGTCCTTCCGAAGCACCGCGCAGTGGTGTTCGTGCATGGTTGCTTCTGGCATCGACATAAGGGGTGCCGCTACGCAACCGTCCCGGCAACCCGGCCGGAGTTCTGGCGGGCAAAGTTCGACGCGAACGTAGCTCGGGACCGCACCGTTCGCACGACGCTTCTGGACGGTGGACGGCGCGTGGCAACGGTGTGGGAATGCGCACTGCGGAAGCCGGATCAAGTTGCCGCTTCGGCCGAACTGCTGTCGACCTGGCTGCTGTCTGACGAAGATCAGATAGAAATCGGCGCGGACGTTTAGCAGCCCTCCTGAGCCGGACCTCGATCCGGACGTTGCGCTCAGCCGATCTTGCAGCCCCAAAAGGACGTGTGGTCGGCTGCCAAATAGCCGTCCGCGACCCGGAAATACCCCTGAAGCTCGACGGTATCGCCTGCGGTGAGCGGCACCATGGTCTGCAGCCAGATGGCGGTGGCGAGCGAGACATGGGTGGCGGAGATTTCGCCGAGGGAGCCGCGGATTTCGGTCGTGCCGTTCAGCACGAGCCGCCCGCGCATGCGGGCCGTGGCGCTGGCGTTGATCTTGTAGAGCAGCGTCGCGCCGAAGAGGTAGGTGCCGTCCACCGGCGCCACGAAGTGGTTGTTCGCGGCGTCGAACGCGCCCTGATCGTTGTAGTCGGTGTTGTTCAGGCCGATCTTCGTCCAGGTCCCGACGCCGACGTAGTTGTCGTAGTTCGTGTATGCCTTGAAGCGCGGCAGCCGGGGCTGATCGACGATGCCGGTGGCGTTGTCGACGCTGAGTCCGTCGAAGAAGGTGCTGCCGTCGGCGGAGACCGCGAGGCGGAAGCGGTCGGAGCCGAAGAGGCCGACCAGCGCGCGGGTAGAAAAGTCGGTCTGCAGCGTCAGCCCGAGATCGTCGCCCGCGGCCTCCTTGTTCATGGTGTAGAACAGATCGCCGGTCCCGCCCTCGGCCACGGTCCTCGCGGTCCAGAGCGCGGCGTTCAGCTTGGCCGAGAACGGGTTCGACGCATCCGCTGTGGTGCCGAGCCCGAGCAGCGCCATATTCTGCAGCGCCGCGGGCGTGGTGCCGACCCAGCCAGACCCGTCGTAGACCATCAGCAGGCCCTCGTCCTCGACCCACGCCCGCCAGCCGGTGCGCGGTGGCAGGCGCAGCCAGGCGCCGTCGGTCCAGAGCGCGACGTTCAGGTCCCAGCCCGCCCAGTCACCCTTCGCGCCCGAGGCGACGATGTAGCGGTCGCCATCGGCGGGGCTCGCTGGGGGTGCTGCCAGATCCCGGTCGAGCACCGAGAGATGGACGAGACCGTCGAGGATCCGCAGCGCCTCGTTGTGGGTGACGTGCTTCTGGGCCTGCGCCGCCAGGATGTAGGGCAGCAGGAGATGGGTCGTGGCGTCGGACATGGGATGGCCTTCAGAGTATCAGCGTGATGGTCTTGGGCACGCCCCGCCCGACAAGGGCGGAGAGCTGGAAGATGCGGATGTCGAGCGTGTCGCCGGGACCGAGCGGCCCGCCCCAGTCGGCGATCTGCTGGGCGGCGGTGTAGAGCGCGCTGGTGGCGGTCGTGCTCAGCACCCGCTTCACAGTAGGACCGTCGAGGATCTCCACCTCGTAGGCTTCCAGTTCCTCGGCCAGCGGCACCTCGAGCCCGCCCCAGCTGTCGGCCGCCAGCGCGCGGGACCGGCGCGTCCAGCGGATCGTCAGATCGCCGGGCGTGCGAGGCCTACGCCACGGCTGCTCGACATGGGCGGCCGAGAACGGCCGCAGCCCGACGCCCTCAGGCGTGAAGGTCTGCCCCACGTAGGTCTCGTCGCTGACCGGGCGGCTCGCGGGGCCAATGCGCCAGTTCCACGGGATGCCGAGATCGGCCTCGGCGATCGGCAGGGACGCCAGCGCCGTGTCCAGCACGACTACGCGGGCGCCAGCGGGCGCCGGGTTGCCCATGGCGCCCTCGGTGCCGCGCTGCCCGCGCAGGAGCCGGGTCAGGCGATAGCGGCCGGGCGCCAGCAGTTCCGCCGCGCCCGCCTGAACGATCTCCCACACGCCGGGCGCGCTCTCGATGGCGAGCGCGTTCGCCCCGCCGAACAGAGTCAGGTCCGTGACGCTTTCCAGCGTGCCGGTCAGCAGATCGACCACCAGCGCGTTTCCGAGGTCGAAGCGCGACGTCGGTCCCGCAAAGAAGTCCGAGACCAACGTCCCGATCCGGGCGCGGCTGCCAAACGTCGTCAGCAGCTCGAAGCCATCGGTCGCGGGGCTGCGGAACACCGCCATCTCGCCCGGCCATGGCACGGCGTGTGCCGCAACCAGCGGCCGATGCGCGGGCTGGTCCTCGGTCAGCTGCGGCAGGTCCAGCAGCACCGCATCCGGCGCGCCGAACACCACGGCCCGCGTCAGCGACGCGGCGCGGGGATCGCCGGGCGGCAGGTCGTAGGTCGCCCGGTCCTGGCGCACCGCCTCGATGCCGCGCGCCTCGGCGTCGGCGATGCAGACGAGCCGCAGATCGACCAGCCGCCCGTCATGCTCGAACCGGATCGCATCGGCCGGATCGAGCGCGAGCCGCGAGGGCGGCAAACGGAACGCAGCCGTCTCGCGCCCCACCCATGCCTCCATCAGCGCGCGGCGGCAGCGGCGCTCGGCTTCCTCGGGCGGCACCGCCATCGGGAAGGACTCGGACGCGATCCGCGTCGTGTCCACGGTGATGCGCCGCGCCTCGACGAGGGCCGCGTCGTAGTCCTCGTCCGCCCGCGCGACCTGCCATTTCAGGGCCTGCGGCAGTTCCGTCTCCTGGCCGCGCGTCAGTTCCAGCACGTCGCCTTCGCGGGTGGACACCAGATCGTCGGGCGCGACGGTGGCGACAGACGCCCGGCCGCGCATGACAAAGCGGATCACGCCTTCGGTTTCCACGGCGTCGAAGCCGAAATGCCGCGCCAGCGTGGAAATCGAGGCCCGCGGGCTTTCCAGCGCCCCGATCACATAGCCCTCGACCGCGCCCCAGAGGCCGGAGACGTCGATCAGGGTTTCCGCCAGCCCAGCGCGCAGGCAGAGGTGGCGCACGAGGGCTGCCAGCGAAACGGCGCCGAGGCGCCCGGTCAGCCAGTGCCCGAGCCGCCAGTTCGCCCCGTCCGTCCAGACATCGGTCAGCGCCGGGAAGAAGGGATAGGGCCGCGCGTCCCAGGTCCAGGCGGCGCATTCGGGCACATGCACCATGCGGCCGCCGTAGACCGACGACAGCGGGTTGTTCGCGGTCTCGCCCCACCAGAGGTACGTCGCCTCAAGATAGGCGCGCTGGATGGCGTCGTCCCGCCAGCCCCGCGAGAAATGCGGCGTGAAGCTCTCGGACGACTTCGGATCGAAGAAGACGTTCGGCTGGTTGGTGCCACGATCGATGGCGGGGCAGCCCAGCTCGGTGAACCAGACCCGCTTGGACTGCGGCACCCACGCCGTCGGCGTGCCGCTCTCCACTCCACCGGGGCGGTCGTAATGCGCGTTCGACCACCAGGCGCGCAGATCCTTGTAGCGGAAGACCCACGGCTTGGCCGCCGCGCCGTCTGTAATCGCGGTCCGCACCTGCGCGGATCGGTCCGCCGCGCTGGCGTAGAACCAGTCGAAGCCTTCGCCGCCCGCGATGTTCGCCTGCAGGTAGGCCCGGTCGTAGATCGCGGGCCAGCCCTCGGCCGCGTCGAGATGCTCGAACCCGTCCCGCCAGTCCGACAGCGGCATATAGTTGTCGATCCCGACGAAATCGATCTCCGGATCGGCCCAGAGCGGATCGAGGTGGAAGAACACGTCACCGCTGCCGTCGTCCGGCTGATGCCCGAAATACTCGCTCCAGTCGGCCGCATAGCTGATCGCCGTGCCCGCGCCGAGGATCGAGCGGACATCCGCGAGGAGGTCCCGATAGGCCTGCACGGCAGGATAGGTGCTGGCCCCCGAGCGGATCGTGGTCAGCCCCGGCATCTCTGTGCCGATCAGGAAGGCGTCCACCCCGCCCGCCGCCGCGCAGAGATGGGCATAGTGCAGCACCATGCGCCGCAGGCCCCAGTCGCCGGGCGAGCCGGTCCAGGAAACCGTCTGACCCGAGACGCTGAAGCTTGCCGGCGTGGCCGCGCCAAACAGCGCCGCGACCTGGCTTGCGGCCGTGGCGGTCTTGTCCACGGTCCCGGCGTAGCCAGCGGCAGGCGAACAGGTGATCCGCCCCCGCCACGGGAAGGCAGGCTGACCCGTCCCGGCCGCGTTGTCGGAATATGGGTTCGGCTGGGTGTTGCCGGGCGGCACGTCCATCAGGATGAAGGGATAGAAGGTGACGCGCAGCCCGCGCGCCTTCATCTCCTGGATCGCCTGCACCACCGCGAAGTCGGACGGCGTGCCGCCATAGACCGGGCGATCCTGGTCGTCGCGGCTGACGAGGAAGGCATTGGCGCGGCTCACGCCGTTGACCGACCAGCTGGCAGGCGTGGTCGACTTGGCCGACACCTCGACGCCCGGCCGCACCTTGCAGGAGCCCGCGCGCAGATCGTCGCCGAACCAGGCCACAACGAGGCTGACGCTGTCGACCGCCGGGGCCATCGCCTGCAGCCGGTCCAGCGCCTCCACCATGTCGGTGGAGGCGGCCAGCGCGTTCAGGTTCTCCGGCACCGTCGCGCCGCCATCGGTCTTCCGGATCGCCTGCGTCGCGTAGGTGAACTCGCCCGAGGCGGGGATCATGGTGACGGCGCGGGTCAGGCCCTCGGCGGTGTCGGGATCGGCGAGCGGTCGGAAGACCTCGAAGGAGAGCTGCGGCAGGCGGTTGCCGTAGGTCGAGAGCGCCAACTCCTCGAAGACGACGTAGGCCGTGCCGCGATAGGCTGGAGTGTTGGCCGCGCCCATTTTCGCCGCGATGAACGGGTCCGCCGTCTGCGCCTCGTCGCCCGGATACCAGCGCCAGGTGACGCCGGAGAGGTCCATCGGCTTGCCGTCGGCCCAGATGCGCCCGATGCCGGTGATCGGGCCCTCGCACAAGGCGACAGCGAAGCTGGCGTAGTACAGATACTCGGTCGTCTTGACCTTGCCGCCCCCGCCGCCCTTGCCGCCGCCCTGCGTGGTGGTCTTCGTTTCCTCACGGAAATCCGTCGCCCAGATGATGTTGCCGCCCATCCGCATCCGGCCGTAGAGCCGCGGGATCACTGCGCCTTCGGTGGCCGAGGTGATGCGCAGCGTGTCGAGCCGCGCGCCCTCGATGCGCTGGGTGGGCGCCAGCGACGAGATGATCCAGCTGTCGACGACCGAACCGATCGTCGAGCCGATGAAGCCGCCGATGGTGGCGGCGCTGACGCCGAGGATCGCGCCGCCGATGCTGCCGCCAATGGCGGCGCCAGCCGCACCGAGAACGAGGGTGGCCATGGTCTGGTCTCAGCGTTGCGGGAACAGGAAGGCGAAGGCGATGCGCCGCCGCCAAGGTTGCGTGAGCGGTTCCTCGATCACGCCGAGCCGCTCGTAGGCGTGGAGGAAGGAGTCGGGCCCGGTCAGGATCCCGACATGCTTGGCGATGGCGCGGGGCTTCATGCGGAAGAGCACCAGCGCGCCGGGACCGGGCTCGCTAGGCGATACCTCGATCATCATGCGACGCGCCCCCTCGGCCAGTACCTCGCGCGGGCTCGTCTCGCCCCAGTCCCGGCTGTAGGGCGGGATCAAAAATGGCTCGGGACCGACGACCTCGCGCCAGACGCCCCGGGCGAGCCCGAGGCAATCGCAGCCGACGCCGCGCAGGCTGGCCTGATCATGATACGGCGTGCCGAGCCAGGAGCGCGCGGTGGCGATGACGCGTGCGGGATCGGCGTTCACAGCACCGACCCCTCGTGCCCGCCATCCTTCGTTGCATAGCGCAGCACCGCGTCCTGGCCGGGGATGTGCGGGAAGCCGCGGAAGTTGACGGTGTTGGCGAACTTCACGCCGCAGGTCTCCATGCGCTTGTCGCAGCCTGCGCGGATGGTGAAGGCGTCGCCCTCGGCGATCGCGCGCACCGGCGCCTCGAGCAGCGTCAGCACCGCGATGCCATCCGTAACGTCATGGCCCAGCACCTCGGTGCGCCGCCCGGCGTTCGCGCCGCTCGTCCAGTCGACGGTGCCGAAGGTGAACCAGCCGGAGGCGAAGCCGCCGAGGCCCGAGGCCGTGAAGGCACGGTCGCGCAGAAGGTCGATGACGGCGCCCGTGCCCTTGAACGCCGGGTTCTCCAGATCGACACCGCAACGCCCATCGCCGAGCGCGGCATCGCAGGTCGCCTGAAACGTCCGCCCCACCGTCTGGCCCAGCACATGCGCCAGCGAGCGGACTTCGGCGACGAAGGCGAGCCGCCCGCGCCGGATCTGACCGATGGCGCCCCGCCGCATCAGCACGCGCTGGCCGGTGTCGGACCAGTTCACCCGCCAGACCTCGACCTCGGCGTTGTCCCAGCGCCCATCGAGAATGTCGGTCTCGGTGATCCGGTCGGAGGTCAGCACGCCTTCGGCATCCTGCGCATCGACCGACAAGTCCGAGCCCGAGCGCACCTCGGATGCCGTGAGCCCGCTCTCGGGTTCGAAGTCCGTCCCGTCAAAACTCAGCGTCCGGTCGTGGTCGGTGAAGCCGAAGGTGACGCCATCGGTGCGGGCGATCCGCCAGCACCAGGCGAGCGTCGTTGTGCCCTCGTCGAGATGCGCCTGAAGGTTGGGCGAGAGGGATTTCATCGGCAGGTTCCCGTCATGCGGTCGTCGAGATCGGCGATCCAGTCCGCCCAGTCCGGCGGAACCTCCGCGACGGTCTCGGCAGCAGGTCGGCCTAGCCGAGCCTCGGCGTAGGACGCGCAGCCCGCATCACCAGCGCCCATCGTTGCGGCGCAGCCGCTCAGCAGGATCGCCAGCACCGCGGCCGTCGCGAATCGCGTCGCGCCCGCGCTCGACGCGGTTGTTCTTGTCTTCGATGGCATCGCGTTCCGCCTCCCGTTTGCCCGCGCGTTCCCCTTCCGCACGCCCCCAGACGCGGCCGAGGACGACACCTCCGACCGCGCCCAGAGCCGCGACCAGCCAGATCAGGAACTCAGCCACCGTCCCGCTCCCCGTGCGCGGCGGCGACGCAGAGGGCGACGACGAAGACCCCGAGACAGCCGCCCACGACCAGACCCGCGAGAAACTCAAGCATCGCCACGGAACCCGCGCTCGATCCGGTCGCGCAGGCCGATCAGGCCCAGCCCGAGGAACATCAGCCCGGCCGGCGAGGCATCGCCCGAGCCGGCAAGCAGCGCGACGAGACGGGACAGTTCGCCGAGCGAACCTGTGGCGGGCAGCGAAAGAGACGCGATGCCGGTAAGCATGGCGAGCAGTCCCGCCCACCAGGTGAGCGAGTTGGGGCGAACGTAGCGCATGGGTCAGGCCCTCTGGATCAGGGTGGAGAAGAAGGCGGCCAGCCGGGCGAGCCAGCCGGTGGGGGCGTCGGGAGCAGGATCGAGGACCGGCGGCCTCGGCAGCGGCGACGGCCGCAGCAGCGCCAGAGCCTCGTCTTCGGTCAGGCGACGGACCGGCCGCGAGAAGTCCACGCGGCCCGTGCGATCCACGGACCAGACCGGGATCGTGCCGCCGGGATAGCGACCATGGCGGAACAGGTCGCGCTCGGCCTCCCGGCGGGGGATGATGGAGGCTGGTCGCCGCCAGTTCAGAAACGCGCCGGCGGCGGCAACGCGATTGCCGGCATTGAGGTGCCGGGTCAGCGCGGCCTTCGCGATACCCCCGGTGTTGTAGTGAAAGCTGACCAGCGCATCGAACTCGTGCGGCGCCAGCGGCACCTTCACGGCGCGCAGGACAGCGGCCTCGTAGCGCGCGAGGTCGGCGCGGAAGACCCGGAACGCCTCGCGGATCCCGGCGTCGCGATCGGCAGGCATGCCGCGCGGCATGGTGGCCGGATCGGGTGGCCCGGCCGCGACCGTGTGGCCGATGCCGAAGGTCCAGACCTGTTTCACATCGAGATAGGGTCCGGGCACGATGCCTTCGTGCCGGACGAGGGCCAGCAGGCCCCGGTCGGTCATGTGCATGGGATTACCGGAAAAGCGAGAGGATCAGGATCAGTGCCGCAACGACGAGGCCGATGCGCAGGCGATGGGCGAAGGCCTGCCGGGGGTCGGCGGGGTCGCAGCGGAAGGAGCGCGCGAGGCGGAGAAGTTCATTCATCGCCAGCGCTTTCGTTGACGCGGCGCAGGCGGGCGAGCAGCATCTCGATGAAGGCCGGGCCGAAGACGCCGACGAGATAGGCCGCCGATCCTGCCGCCCCGCCCGCGGGGATCGTCTCGGGCGACAGCCCCAGCCAGGCGGTGATCACGGCCATGGAGAGGCTGCCCATCCCGGCCGCGATCAGCCCGCCGAGCAGGATGTGCCGCAGCGCATCGCGCAGCCGCATCTTCGTGGTCAGTGCGTTCGTGGCGCCGCCGAGAGCGCCCCAAGCGGCGAGGATCACCGCCGTGGACGTGGCGAGTTCTTTCAGAACCGCAGCAATAAAGCGGGATTCGTCGTTCATCGGCGCAGTTCCAACAGCGGAATGGAGGTGATCGAGCCGAGCCGCTCGAGGTCGAGCGTCACGTCGAGCACGTCGGTGTCGAAGCGGACCGGCACGTCGAACTCGAAGCCCGCAGTGATGGAGACGCCGGAGCCTGGCGCGGCGCCAAAGCTGACGACGCCGGTCGTGGCATCGACCGACCAGCCGGAGGGCTGCTCGACGCCCGACAGCGCGATGCGCACGGTGCCCGCCACCGGCTTGGCGATGGCGCGCGTCCAGGATTGCGCGCCTGAGGCGTAGCGCTTGACCAGCTGGAAGGCGGTCATTGCACTGTCGCCGATGCCGATCGGCTGGTCGGTCGGCGACGGCGTGCCCGAGGGCAGGCAGGACTTGTGGTCGCCCCAGTCCTTGAACCGGAAGCCATGGAGCCGCCCGTTCCGCGCCTCGAAGAAGGCGACGACGGCGGCGAGATCGTCGGCGCGGCGGATGCCATAGGCGACGTCGTAGCGGCGGCGCGAGTTGGCCCAGCTGGCGTTCCGCTCCTCGTCCCCGGAGGCGAGTTCGATGATCTGGGTGCGCCGCTCCGGCCCGCCCCGCGCGCCGCGGCTGATGTTGTCGGGAAACCGGACCTCGTGGAACGCCATCACATGCCCCTCCGGCCTAGCGACACGGCGCGGGCGATGTCCGCCGCGACCTGCGTGCGCGACTGCCGGAAGCTCTCGGCGTCACGCGCCATGATGGTGACGTTGACGCCGCCGCCCCCGCTGTAGCTCTGCGCCTCCCGCCGCGACAGCACGCGTTCCCCGCGTTGCAGGATCGCGGGCACCTCGTCGTGGCGGAGGCCCGCCATGCCGCCGCCATGCATCCGAGGCGCGGCGGCGAAGGCCATCGCCGGGACCATGCGCGCGGGCCCCGCCGCACCGACCATCCCGCCCGCATGCAGGACGTTGGCGAAGATGCCGCCCGCGCCGGAGAAGACGCCGGAGAGTGCATTGGCGATCGGCCCGAGGATGAACCGCCGCGCCGCCAGCTGGGCGAGATCGGCCAGCAGCGAGGTGACGAGATCGCGGAAGTTCAGCTTGCCGGTCTTAACGAACTCGCCCACCGCGTTCTCGGCCGACTGGAATGCGCCGACGAGGCTCTGGCCGATGTCACCGCCGATGTCGCGGGCCTTGCTGGCGTAGTCGGAGAGCGCTGAGGTGACGGCCTGCCAGCCGGTGACGGCGGCCTCGGTCGCGGGCTCCGCTACCGCAGCAGCAGCTCCGGCCGCAGCACCTGCACCCGTGGCGGCGCGTCCGGCATCGCCGAGCGCCGTCTCCAGCCGCTCGGCCGCGCTGGTGGCCTCGGTTAATACATCGGCACTGGCTTCGTCGGCACCCCGCACCGCATCGCGCAGCGCCTGCCAGCTTTCGAGGGGCGCGCGAGCGCCCTCGGCGAGATCGCGCGCGGCGCTGCGGTAGACATTCGCGGACTCGAGCGCCCGGTTCGCCGCTTCTGTCAGGCCAAGATCGGGCGCGGTGAGCGGGTTGTCCTCGAAGGCCCGGTCGAACGCCTCCTGCGCAGCTGTCGTGGCGGCACTGGCCGCGCCCTCGAAACGGTTCTCGATCTCGCCGAGGTCGAGGTCGGGCACCAGCGAGATGCGCCGCTCGGACCCGAGGGCTTCCAGCCCCTGGTTGATCCCCCCGATGAAGCCGTTGATGCGCGAGACCACGCCGTTCAGCATCGCCTCGACGCCGTCGACCAGGCTGTTGGCCGCCTGGAAGGCCAGATCGCCGATGGCCGCCGGTAGCAGGCCCCAGATCGCCTTGATCGCCTCGTATGCCCCCTCGAACGTGTTCGCGGCCGTGTTGCCGAAGCCCACCACGCTCTCGATGGCGCTCTGCATCCCTGATGCGGCATCAGCCTTCAGGTCGAAGAACATCGCTGTGGCCGCAGCGCCCGCCGCTGCGGCGCCCATCCTGATGCGTTCCCAGACCTCGACGGCGAGGTCCTTCAGGAGCGACATCGCCTCGCCAAAGCCACCCGCGCCCGAGACGAGGCGGGTGAACTGGTAGACGAGCTCGCCCGCGCCAACGATCAGGGCACCGATGCCGGTGCGGATCAGCGCGCCGCGCAGGACGACCAGCGCCGTGGCGAGACCCCGGACGGAGAGCGCCGCGGCGGCCATGCCGGCGACCCAGCGTCCCGCGAGGAAGGCGGCGAAGGTCGCTGCGTAGGTGGTCAGGCGGCCGATGTTGTCGAAGAGACCGCGGATCGCGATGCCGAGCGGCCCGGTGCGGCTGGCGACCGCCGCCATGGCGTTGGCGACGGCTTCCAGCGCCGGAGCCGCGGCGACGGCTAGCTGGTTGGAGAGCCCGCGCCAGATCAGGCCGAGCCGCGAGATGGCATCGTTCGTCCGCTCGATCTGGTCGGCATCCTGCTCCGAGACGACGACACCGAAGGCGAGCACGTCCTCCGTCGCCTGGCGCAGCGTCGCGGTGTCGATCCGCGACATGGCGATGGAGCCTTCCTCGCCGAAGAGCTGCCCCGCCACCGCCGCGCGCTCGGCGGCGGGCACGAAGCTCTCGATGGCGGCGTTGATTGCACCCACACGCTGGTCCAGCGGCAGGGCGATCAGGTCGGTGGCAGACAGCCCGAGCCGGTCCAGCGCATCGGCGGCGGGGCCGGCCCCGGCCGCCGCCTGGCTGAGGCGGCGCGTCAAATCCTTCGTCGCCTGTTCAATGCCAGACATGGAAACGCCCGCCAGCTCGCCCGCCCGCTCGAGCGTCTGGATCGAAGCGACGGTGGTGCCGAGCGATTGCGCGAGCTTGGCCTGCGCATCGACGGTCTGCAGCCCGGAGCGGATCATCGCCACGCCAGCGGCGGTCGCGGCGGCAACTGCGGCAGCGGCGGCGACCCGGACCCGACGCGAGAAGGCCGCGAGCCGGGCGTTCGCAGCTTCCATCTCCCGGCTGAGCCGTCCGAAGCCGCGCGCTCCGGCCTCGCCCACGCCTTCCAGCTCGGCGCGCACTTGTCGGCCGCCGACCGCGGCGAGGCGGACGGACACACGCTTTTCAGCCATCGGGGCGTTCCATCTGTTCGTTGAGTTTGGCGACCATCACCGCCTCGATGACGGGCAGCAGTTCGGCCATGGCCAAGGGCGGGATGCCGATGGCGTCCCCGAGCGCCAGCGCCGCCGACATGTCCCAGCCGATCACCGCGCCGGGCAGAACCCGCAGTTGGCCGCCGAGGCGGCCGACCAGGTCCCAGACCTGCCAACCCTCGAATGTGACCGGTCGGTTCAGCCGCGCCGGGCAGTCCGGGCAGGCTTGCGGGCAGGCTTGGCAGTATCGGTCGCCCCCGCCGAAGGACCATTCGGCGAGGGCGTGGAGGCGTTTTTTTCCTGTTCCAGCAGCAGCCCCTTGGAGACGTAGGTCAGCTGGAAGGCCTCGAAGATCGGCCAGACATCGAGCAGCGCGTCGATGGCCTCCGGGCTTGGGTCGATGGGGTTGCCGTCCGCGTCGCCGATGCCCTCCCAGGCGAGCACCGCCCGCCGCGCCAGCGCCTTCGCGAAGGCGACAGCGCGCTCCTCGTCGGACGCCTCCTCGGGAACCGCCTCGACGGCCGGATCGCTGCGTGTCGCCACCATCAGTGCGGTGGTCAGCGGGCGCAGCTGCACCCGGACGCCGGGCGCGAGGTCATGCCAGCGGGGCGCGTTCGTCAGGTCGAGCGTCAGCATCAATACGTCTCCACGTCGTTCACGAGGGTTGCAGTGCACATCCGGCCGACGACGCCGTCGCGGGCGGCCTGCCAGTCGAACGTCGCCTGCACGCCCTGCGGGCCCGAAATCTCGATGCGCGGGCGCGGCAGGTAGACGGCGTGCACCGTGAAGGTGAAGCTCTCGCCCGAAGGCAGGACGTAGACGAATCCCATCTCGCAGGCCTCGCCGTTGATGGCCTGCGTCACCAGCGTCTGGTCAGCGAAGCGCACCTCGATCCGGCCGGTGAGCGCGGCGATGGACGGGTCGGCGCCGTCGATGCGGCCGTCCGCGCGGATGGTCTCGATCCGGTCGAGGTTGTTGGCATAGGTGATCTCCGCCGAGACCACATTGCCGAGGGCGGTGCCATTGCGGCTGATCGCCCCGTTGAAATGGCCGAAGCGCTTCAGCTCGAGCGCCGCCGGTGTCCCGGCGCTGGTGGTCGTGCCGACCGTCTCGCCCTGCGCCACCAGCCGCGCGGTGGCGGTCAGCAGGCCGGAGCGCTGCATCTGCCAGGTGATCTGGTCGAGCACGCAGCCCGAGTACATCGCGTAGCGCGGCACCTCGGGCATGCCGGTCTCGATCGACATGCTGGGGAGCGTCCAGGAGCCCGACTGGAACTCGTGGCTGTAGGGGGCCTCCGCGCCCGTGGTCGTGGGCGTGCCGAAGGCCGCCTTCAGCCAGAACCCGAACGCCTCCGCGTCGAGCGGCACGACGACATCGCCATCGGCCGTCACCGCGTCCTTGATCGGCGCCAGCGGGTCTCGGCCGTAGCCGAGCAGCTCCGAGTTCAGCAGCGGCTGCTCGGCGCCGAGCGAGGTGCTGGCGAAGGGCATGCGGGTGAAGCCGCTGGCGGGCGGCGTTCCATAGGTCGTCTCGAACGCAAGCGCCATCAGCGCCCGCGCCCCCTGGGCTCGTGCCATGGTGTTCTCCTCGGGTTGTCGGGGTCAGGCCAGCGGGTCGGCCGTGGAATAGTGCAGCACCACAGGGATCACGGCCGCCTTCAGACTGGCCGCGCCCTCGACCGGCAGATCGACCGGGCGCGGCGCTTCTGCCTCGACCCAGTCGCAGAGCCCGCCAAGCGTGCGGTCGGCGGCGAGCGCCGCGCCAATGCTGGCGGTCAAAGTGTCGAAGGCGGTGTCACGGTCGGTGCCCTGCACGACTGCTTCGATCTCGGCGCGGTGCTGGTAGTGATACCGCAGGGGCGACAACGTCACCTCCGGCTCCCCCGGCTCGCCATCGCGCAGGATCAGCAGGCCCTCGGTCGACACACGCTCGGGCAGAACCTCGCCGCGCAGGGCGGTGGCGGGCAGCGCCGAGAGCCGCGCGTGCAGCGCGGCGAGGATGGTTTCGCGAAGGGTGGGCATGCCGATATCAACTTCATTTGTTCTGATCGTTCAGCCATCCGTCGAACCGCTCTCGCGCGGTATCTGTCAAAATCGCTGCGAACACGACCTTATCACCCAGATAAAGGCAATGCCGCATCATGGTGAAAGGGTTCATCCGTTCTCCGGATTTCTCAAATTCGGCTTGGTAATGCTTCACAGTCGCGATGGTTTCCCTCAAGTAGAAGTTGAATTTTCCACGGCTCAGGTTCGGCTTTAATGACACAATCTCCTGAGTGAACCCGTCAACCTTGTGGGGTTCGAAGTCAAACTTTGGGAAAAAGTGCTGCGCTATCCTAAGGAAATAGAATGCGTTGAGCGGCGCGTATTTTCCTGGCTGAACTGAGGCCTGTTCGGATCCCCCATTATCTCCCTCCGACTCTTTTGTTTCAGCGTCGATCTCTTGATAAATCTCCTCTGTTTGCTTTAGTTCCATTCTGGTTTCATCACGGATCGCGCGAAACTCTCTATCGGCCAACTCAAATAAGGCCGCCAAGGTATTAATGCGTCTCTTCAAATTATTTGGTATTGATTTCTTGTACTTGATCTTGTGATCCAAGATACTCCATGAATCTTGAACAACTGTACGAATCTGAAGTTCAAAAGCGTAATTGGCATAGAGTCGGTACTCTGCCATCGCTTTGCGCATTTCATTCAGCTTCAAATCGAGATGCAATCCCTTGTAGCCAAATGAATCCTCAGTTCCCTCGACCTGGGATATCTTATCTGTAATTTCAAGAACATCAAACTCTTCTAAAATTGCCCTCTTAACGCTTTCAACATCGTCCTCATACAGACAGACTATCCTAAGGCCAATAATGTCGGTGATTTTATCCTGGATAGTATATGGAGTTTTTGACGCCTCAAGGGCCGTGCGGTATTTTCTAGTGAACTTGCTGATACATTCTTCTCTGTCTTTGACCCGACCATTTACACTTGAAATGGCGACATCGGATTTTGATTGGACGAGTGATTCAATGAGCGTCGCAAACGAGCTCAAAGCAGCGTGCAGATTCCCGAGGTTCTCATTGTAGAACTCACGAAAAGACTTCTTCTCTGCATCGAAATCCAAAGAGCTCATTTCAGGCACTCCATGGGCTTGGCACCCTCATCGTTCAATTGCCCGCCCTTACGGACACTTCGTTGTATATCGTTAGACCAACTGCGACGTCAGCTGTAAACGGGGTTATTTTTTGCTTCGTTTGGGCTCCTGCCCAGTTTCCTGTCACCTTCTTACCCAGTTCGCCACGATCAACCCCGGCACACTGTCCAGCGCCCGGTCCGCATCCCGCGCCAGGTCCAGCCGCTTTGGCAGCTTGACCTGCGGCACCAGCAGGAAGATCGGCGCGGTGACCTTGCCGCGGCCGGTCTTCGAGCGCGACATCACCGCCTGGCCCTTCGTGTTCAGCCGTCCCTCGGCCACCAGCAGACTCGGGCCGGTGCGGCGATAGACGAAGCGGAGGTGCAGCCCTCGTCGCCGCTCCCATTCGCCGGGCGTGATCCTGCCGCCGCGCAGGGACTTGCCCGCGGCGGGCAGCGGGATCGCCAGCCAGAATCCATTCTTCGAGCGGATCAGCGGTCCGGTGTCATGCGCGCCCACGATGACCGGCGCCTTGGACCAGACGAGCGAGGCGGCGTCGAGGCTGTCGCCCGACCTCGGGAAGTTCTGGCTGCGGATGGAGTTGGCAAGCCGGGGCCCGAGCCCCGCGCCGGTGATCTGCAACCGCCAGGCCGATTTCAGCCCAGTCCCGGCCTCGCGGATTGCAGCCGACACGGCTCGTTCGCCCGCAGCGACCTCCGCCGCCATCATCGCCACGATGTCGGGATCGATGTCGAGCTTGAGCTTCATCGTGGTCAAACCGGGCGCAGGTCGACGGTCCAGACCAGCCGCTCACGGTCGCGAACGGGCTCGCCCTGGATCAGGAAGGCGTCGCCGTCGATCTCGATGCGGTCGCCGGGGCGCGGGGCTGGCACCTCGGCCACCCGCAGGTCGATCCGGGTGGTTTCGGACCAGAGCCGCGCGTCACCGAAGTCGGTGAGCGCATCAGCACGCCGGGCAACGACGCGCACCAGCAGGCGCGCGCCGCCATCGGCGATGTAGACCGCATCCTGCCCCATGTTCGGATCGGCGAAAAGCGCGCCGACAGCGGCGGCGAAGGCGCTCATCAGAAGGCCCCGTTCAGTCGCACCCGGCCGATGGTGTCGCCTGCGCCGCCCGCCACCGCGACCACAGCCACGCCGATCAGGGTGTTCGACGTGGTGGTCTTGGTCGCTTCCTTGGCGGTGTTGTCCCAATAGACCTTGTCACCTGCGGCCCAGGCTTGCGATGCGACCTTCTTCAGATCGTAGACGCCGGTGAGCGCGGCCTCGACCGCCTCGCCAACGGCGGCAGTGCCAGCGGCGACGCCGAAGATGGCACCGACGAGCAGGCCATCGCCCGATGCGACAGCGTAGGGCGCGGTCAGGGTGATGGTGTTGCCGGGCTGGACGTGGTTCTTCATGATGGGGATCCTCGTGGAAAGACGAAGGGCGGCCCGATTGGACCGCCCGTGTGTCAGGGTTCAGCATGGGGTGCGGCTTACGCGCCCGGGTTCTTGTAGAGGCCGCGCCAGTCGATGGCCTTGGCGCCGAAGTCGAGGCGGCACTTGATCTCGACGCCGTCGACGTCGAAGCCGTTGCGGGTCTCGATGTAGGCGCCCTGCTGGCCCTCGAGATAGGCGTACTCGATCGTGTCGATCTGGTTCGGGCTGGCTGCCAGATACCAGGCGGTCTCGCTGGCGGCGTCGAGGCGTGGCTCGCTGATCGGCGCGAGGGTGCGGATCGATTGCGGCACCACGCTGGACGTCGCGGCGGGCACCAGGTTCTGCGCGACCAGCTGCTCGGCCTTCAGCTCCAGCGAGGCGGGCACGATCAGGAAGGCCGGGCGGACGTTCAGCACCGTCTTCTTGTCGAGCCCGGTCTGCTTGGCCATCGCGGCGCGGGCCGCGCCGACGCTGCTCACGTCGAGCGCAGCACCAGTGCCCGCGAGGTTCTTGTGGGTGGTGTGGAAGAGCGCGTTGCCGTCGGCCATCGCCGGGTTGGCGGTGATGATGCCCCAGACCACGTCCGACTCCAGCTGGGCGATGGAGTTGCCGTACATCGCCGGGATGCGGGTGAAGGCGTCGAGATCGTCGTTGATCAGCGTCTGGCGGGTGATGGCGACCACCCGGCCATAGGTCTTCACCTTGTAGCTCTCCTTGCTCTCGCCCAGCGTGCCGCGCTTGAACTCGCCGCTCTCGCCGACCTCCAGCAGCTGCGGGGCCTCGCCGAGCTGGACCCGGTGCATCGCCTTGAAGTCGGTGGCCAGCACCTGGCGGCAGAACAGCATGAACGTCCGGGGATAGGCGTCGTAGGCCTGCCGCAGGGTCTTGTTGGTGACCGCCGACAGGATCTCGGGGAAGTCCGAGGTCGAGTGCAGCGCCCGCGTCGCCACCTCATCGCGCGACAGGCCCCGCGTGTTGACCCCGGCATTGCCGAGGCTTTCGCGGGCGAGTTCCAGCAGGGTCATGCCGCGGTACTGGCGGGCAGCGTCTTCGAGCTGGAACAGCGTCGGGCTGTAGCGGTGGAGCAGCGCATTCGCCACCGCGTCGCGGCGGGTGATGCGCTCGTCCCGGCCACCGAGCGGGACCGAGACATGCGGGAAGGTCCGGGTCTCATCGGATTTCGCGGCGACCTGGTCGAGGATCAGGCGGCGGGACTCGTCGACGCTGACGCCGCGCTTGACCAGATCTTCGGCGAAGCCGCGCTCGAGGTTCAGCCGCCCTGCCAGATCGTAAATGGTGGACACGCGGTCGCGCTCGGCCTCGCGGGCACGGGTCGCGACCGCCTCGGTGTCGGGCGAGGGAGTTGCCTGCGTCTTCGGCTGGCTGCGCGTCTCGCTGGCGGCGACCTTCGGGTCGGGCGCAGCCGAGCTCAGTTCGGTCATGGGGGTGTCCTCGGTTTCGACCGGCTCGGTCGGCTGGGTGGTGGCGGGTGCGGCGGCGTTGCGCGCCGCGGTCTGGGTCTTGTCCGTCATCGGGGATGCTCCTTGCGGTGTGGGGGCGTCCCGGCGGTGGAGGACGCAGTCGTGAAGGGGGTGCTGGGCGCGGAAGCCCGCGGCGGGGTCGGCGCCCACCGCGACAGCGGAGACCTCGAACGGCGTCCAGTCGACCGCCCGCCAAAGCTCGCGGGCGGCCTCGGCCTTCGAGACCTCGAAGCGGTGGACCTGGTAGCCGATGGAGACCGCGCGGATGTGCCCGGCCTGGATGTCGCGCCAGATCGGCTCGACGTCGGCGCGTTCGCTGATCCGCACCAGCGCGATGCCGCGCCCGTTCTCGATCCGGGCGGAACCGGGGACGACAGAGCCGATCACCGCGTCGAGCGTGTCGAGCTCGTGCACCTTCAGGAAGGGCGCACCCGCGTTCAGCCGGTCGAGCCGGACATGGGCCGGGTCGAGGCTCAGCTCCTCGTCATAGGGCTCGCCGAAGAAGGTGGCGCGGCGGACGCGGGCCCCGGCCGACCAGACCACCTCCACGGTGCGGCTGTCGGCATCAGCCGTGTTCGGCGCAAGCTCCGCCGACCGGCGCATGGCCGGCAGTTCGATCATCGTGTCCATGAGGTCAGTCCTGTTGGTCGGCCTGCGCCGGATCGGTTTCCGCGTTGGCAATTGTGTCGTCGGCGGCGGGATCGGTCGCCGGATCGTTGCTCTGCGCGCTGCCGGTCTTGGTGACGCGGCGCGGGTCGCTGTCGAGCACCAGCCCGAGCGCATCGAGCTTGGCGTTGGTCGCCGCGATCTCGGCCAGCACGGCGTCGGGATTGCGGCCCTGTTTGGCGATCACCTCGGCCAGCGTCATGGTGCCGGACCGGATCGACAGCAGGTTCGCCATCGCATCCTTCTGCGGATCGACCGCCTCGAACTTCGGCGGCGACCATTCGACCGGTACGATGGGCGACGGGATCTGACCCGCCGCCCACGCAGCCTCGGTGAACCACCGCCAGACCGGCGCACAGAACATCGGAATGAACAGCTGCCATTGGACGGCGTCGATCTGGCGGCGGAACTCCACTAGCCCCGCCCGGATCGAGGAATAGTTCACCTGGGACAGGTCCCCGGTCAGCAACTCGTAGGGCACCCGGAACCCGGCCGAGATCGTGTGCAGGCTGGCCCGCTTGTATTCGCCATAGCCGCCGGTGGCGGAGGGCTGGTTGAAGCGGATGTCCTTGCCGCCGCGTGCATAGGCAATCAGCCCCGGTTCGAACTGCTCGACCCGGTTGCCGTCGGCATCGACCACCGAGGGCGCGATGCCCTGCTGCGCCTCGTCTTCGCCGAAGACGATGGCGGTGACGCAGGCCTCGGTCTTCTTGCGGACCAGTTCGGCCACTTCGTAATCGTCGAGGTCGCGCAAAGAGCGGATCACCGGCGCACCCCAGGGAACGCCACGCGCCTGCGTGCGCTGCTTTTCATAGACATGGGCAATCTCGGTCGCAGGAACCGGGCGGCTGTCGAGCCCACCGCGCAAGACACCATGGGCATCGCCGGGGTGTTCCGGGTGCAGCCAATAGGCGCGACGCTTGCCGACCGGGTCGAACTCGATCCCCTGCACGAGGCGTCCCGCGCCGAGGACGCCGGATTTGGTGGCGTCGAGGAAGTCGGCCTCCAGCACCTGCAATTGCAGCGGCACCGGAAGGCCGTCCGAGGATCGGCGCAGGCGGCGGCGCACCAGAACCTCGCCCGCCTCGACCATCTCCCGGCAGATCAGCGTCTGCAGCCCGTAGAAGTCGAGCTGGCCGTCGGCGTCGCAGTCCGCCGTCCAGCGTTCGAAGAGCGCGTCGACCTTGCGGTCGAGCGTGTCGTCGCCGCTCGCGGCGCGGGGCATGATGCCCGCGCCGATGATGTTGTTGACCAGCACCGCGACGGCCTTGGCCGCGTGCGGGTTGTTGCGCACGAGATCGCGCATCCGGTCGCGCAACAGCGCCCCGGCCACGCCGATCTCGGTGTCGGCGGAGGATCCCGGCGCGCGCCAGCCCTCGGTGCGCCGTCCGCGTGCGGCGCCATCGTAACCGCGCGTCAGCGTCTCGAAGGCCTGACGCGCCATCACGCGGCGGGCCGCCATGCGCGGCGCCACCGTGGCGATGGCGTGATCGAACCAGGTCGCCGACATCACCGGTCCCCGCGCGAGAAGCCCGCGAGACCGGCCACCGGCAGCGGCCGTGTCGTGCCCGCGATGGCGCGCTCGATGGTTCGGATGCGGGCGAGCAGGTCCGCGGCCGCGCCGTAGTCCACCGACTTGCCGTCATAGCTGACGCGGGTCGTGCCGCTGGCATAGGCGCGGCGCAGCGCCGAGAGCTCGGATTCCGTCCAGTCGGTCATGTTCAAAACCATCCTCCGCGCCGTCCGAGCCAGTCGGAGCGGCGCTTGCCCTGCGGGGCCTGTCCCGGCCGGTTGATCTGCCCGGCGGGATCGGTGTCGGTGGGGGCGGCCCCGAGTTGATCCTCGAGGTCGCGCCATTTCTCGTCGGACCAGCGGTCCGCGCCCGCGATCCAGGCGGCGGCGCGGGCGTAGACCCGGCAATCCAGCGCCTCGTTGCGCTCGCGCAGCTTCTGCCACTCCAGCCGGGCGAAGCCGCGCTTCGTGCGCACCGTCACCAGCTGTTCGGCCACGAACTGCTTGAGCCATTCGTTCTCGACCCAATGCGGCAGGTGCACCGAGCCGGGCGGGAAGGCCGCCCCGTCGGCCATGTCCTCGTCGGTCGGACGCGCCAACCGCAGGAAGCGGTAGGTCTCGGCCTTGAAGGTCGACACCGCCACGGTCCAGAGCCGTGCGCCGCGGCGCAGCCGCTTCCCGCCCTCGGTCGCGTCGACGAAGGTCGGCCCCGAGACGGGGCTCGAGCGGTTGAACCCCTCGACGCCCTTGACCGGCGACACCTGCGCGAACCCCTGCGCGCGCGACCAGGAATAGACCGCCGGGGCCTCGTAGCCGGTGTCGATGGCCAGCCGCGCAATGCGCAGATGAGCGCCGCGTTCATGCGGCCAGCTTCTGTCCAGCAGCGCTGTCAATTCCGACCAAGCGTCATGCCGATCCGGCCCGCCCTCGATGACGACGTGATCGACGAGCCAGCTTTCCAGCCCGCGACCCCAGGCCCAGACATCGACCTCGATCCGGTCCTTCTGCACGTCGGCCCCGGCCGTCAGGAACAGCCCGCCCGCAGGCACCGTGCCGGAGGTCCAGCGCTCGCGGCGGTCGTAGAGCCGCTGCCAGTCTGGGGCTTCGCCGGTTTCGACCCATGTCTCGCCGAGGATCGTGTTCCGAAACGCCTTGACCGCCTCGTCCGAACCTTGCGCCGCGTCCCATGCCCGCACGATCCGCTCCCAGCTCAGCCAGCCGATCGGCGAGTAGAGTGCCGAGAGGTGATACCCGACCGTGGTCGGATCGGCGGCCGTGGCGGTCGCCCGCCATTCGCCGCCCTCCAGCATCGCCGTCTTGTGGTGTTCCGCGACTGCCGCGTCGCAGCCCTCGCAGTGATACTCGGCCGTCTCCGGGCGGCCTTTCTGCCAGCGCAGCCGGTCGAACTTCAGCCACTGCATCGCCCCGCAATGCGGGCACGGCACGAAGAACCGCCGCTGGTCGCTGGCCTCGTATTCCCGCTCGATCCGGCTCAGCCCGCGGATCGTTGGCGTCGAGACCAGCAGCACCTTGCGCCGGTGCGCGAAGGTCAGCGACCGGGCCTCGGCCAACGTCACCGGGTCGCCTTCCTCGTCGGCCGAGGCCGGATAGGCGTCGACCTCGTCGAGGAAGATGTACCGCGCCGGGGTCGAGCGCAGCCCGACCGCCGAGTTCGCCCCGGTCATGATCAGGATGCCGCCCGCGAACTCCTTGGACAGCATCGTGTTGCCCGCGTCGCGCGACCGGGCCGGTTTGACCCGTTCCCGCAGCTCCGGGCTCTCGTCGATCAGCGGGTCGATCCGCTGGCGCGAGTTCCGCTTGGCCAGTTCTACCGTCGGCTGGACCGCCAGCATCGGGCCCGGCGCCTGGTGGATGGCGAAGCCGATCCAGTTGTTCCCTGCCTCGGTCGCGCCGACCTGTGCGGCCTTCATGAATACGATCCGCTGCGTGGGATCGCCGGGCGACAGCCGGTCCATGATCTCGCGCATGTAGGGCGTACGCACCGTGCGATACCGCCCCGGTTCGGCCGAGGCGCGGCCCGAGAGCATCCGGTGCCGGTCCGCCCATTCCGAGACGGTCAGGTCCGGATCAGGCCGCAGCCCGTTGCCCCAGGCGCGCAGGATCTCGCCCGCGCCGTCGAAGTCAGTCAGCGCGTCATCTTCACCGGAAGTCGGGCCGGACCTCGGCGAGTTCGTCGAGGTGGGCGCGTACATGTTTCTCCAGCACCTTCTGCATCGCGGCTGGCTCCACGGTGATCTGCTGGCCCGTCGCGTCGCTGCACGAGGCCGAGAGCTCGGCCGCCATCAGCGCCGCCGCGCGTGCAGGCCAATTCACCCACGCGTCCCGTTCCTCCCGCGCCAGCCGGAACACCAGCGCCAGCGCGCGGGCCCGCTCAATCAACTCCCCCTTCAGCTTCTGGAGACGGATGCGCCGCTCCTGTGCCTTCAGCACCTCGTTCGCGGTTTTCGCCTGCAGGAAGGTCGTCCCGCCGCCGACGGCGGGGACTGCCAGCCCCTGTTCGCGTAGCGTGTCGCCGACGGCCGCCACCGCCGCCTCGGGGACGGGTTTCAGCTTCGGCGCGGGCGGCTTCCTCGTCTTCGACGGGTCCGTCGTCTCGGCACGCCGGGCGTCGCTGGCGGCCGCGTTGATGCTGCCGTCGGGATGGAGGACCAGCCGTTCGGCCGTCTTCGCCTTCTGGATCGCGCCCCGCGACAGCCCGACATGGGCGGCGTACTGGCGCTCGCTCATGCCCTGCATCGACGGCTCCGATTGTCATTCAAGATCATGTGCTTATCGAGTTGATAAGCACGGCGGACAGAGCGAACGTCACTCCAACGAAGCGATGCAACTCACCAAGGAGCCACTACGATGACCACCCGCCTGAACCCGATCACCACCCCGGGCTTTGAGGCCCGCGCCGAGAAGGCGCGCCGGAACAAGGGTGAGCCCAGTTCCGCCACCGGTTCGAGGAACCGGGCGAACGCGCTCGCAGCCTTCATCGGCAAGAAGGCCGAGATCGACGAGATGCTCGCCCGCCTGCAGGCGCTCAGCGACGACCATTTCAACTGCCACCCCGAAGAGGTGGGCTGGGCCATGGTCGGCACCCTCGAACACTACGCCAGCCTCCTGAAGCGCATCACCGACAGCGCCTTCGGCGAGGGCGAGCACGCCCGCTGATCTCCGGCGCTGCCGGAACTCCCGCCGCGCGCCCTGCGCGGCTCGGGGTCGTAGAAGGCGCCGCATGACGCGGGCCTCGAGCAAGGAGACGACCCCATGACCCAGATTCAGCTTTCCGACGCCCAAGCCGTCATCCTGTCCACCGCCTGCGCGCGCGAGGACGGGGCGGTCTTTCCCGTCACCGCCAGCCTCAAGGGCGGCGCCGTCGGCAACGTCTGCAAGAGCCTTCTGAAGCAGGGCCTGATCGAGGAAATCGGCGCCACGGACGTCAACACGGTCTGGCGGCACGACGAGGAGCGCGGCCCGATCACGCTGCGCGCCACCCCTCTGGCCTACAGCACCCTCGGGATCACGGACGAGCAGGACGACACGCTGCCGGCTGAGACGCCAACCGCCCCGGTCCAGCGCCGGAAGGGCACCAAGCAGGAGACCCTGATCGAGATGCTCCGCGCCGAGGGCGGCGCGACCATCGACGAGATCGTCGCCGAAACGGGCTGGCTGAGTCATACAGTCAGAGGAGCGATGTCCGGCGCCCTGAAAAAGAAGCTCGGGCTGACCATAATCTCCGAGAAGGTCGATGGCGGCGCACGTCGCTACCGCATCTGCGACATGCGCGAGGGGGCCGGGCGTTGAGCCCCGCCGACCGCCCGGACCCGCAGCACCGCATCCTCGGGATCGCGCTGCAGCTGGCGGCATATCCCCCGCTCCGCAAGCACGAGCATTCCTACGAGGCCCGAGTGCCATGGCGCCTCATCAAGGAGCTGCGCGAGGTCCTCAGGGACGCAGGGGTGGATTGGCGCGCGGTCCACGCCACGCTCCGCCAAGGGGACGCGTAGATCGGTCAGCCAATGCCCATGAGCCGCCGCCCCGCATTCTGGGCGGCGGTGTCTCATTCTGCGCTCTGGACCCGGATCGCCTCGAACAACCGACGCAGCAGGTAGCCGCGCGCCAGCGAGACGCCGACGAAGGCGAGGCCGATGGTCAGATGCTCCGCAAGCCCCGTCTCGATCCCGAACCACGGGAACACGACGATCTGCGTGGCGATGGCCAGCACATAGCCGACGACGACATTCGTCGCGGCCTCGACCATCGACATGATCCGGCTCTGCTTCACAGCGCGGCACCTCCCGCGGCCGTAACGACGGGGATTGCACCAGCAGCATCACGGTACACGGTCGCAACGTCCACGATGATCACGGTCTCGGGTCGCCGTTTCAGCACCGCGAAGAGATCCGTTTCGGTGACGAGCCCCACGGTCGGACAGGGTTGTTTCTTGCCCCAGTCCGCGCAGAAGAAGGACCGGCCCGAGATGTCGGAGATGTCGTTCATCCCGGCGAGGTCGTCGCGCAGGTCCGAGACGAACAGCGCCATCCCGTCTAACGATAGTGAGTGCTTCCTCAGCACTCTCATGACTGCAAGGCATGCGAGATCGCGCCAATCGAACCGCCGGCGCTGACCCTCGCGCTTGTGCGGCGCGCCGACCTCCGCCGCCGTGAAGAGGCCTGCCGCAAGGCGGTAGCCCATGCCGACCAGTCCGCCGGCGACTTCGGGGAAGCCGAGGCGGAGATGATGGGCGACATTCTCGAGGAAGACGAAGGGCGGCTCGGCCTCGCCGATGATGCGGGCGACATGCGGCCAGAGGTGGCGCGGATCGTCCGCGCCTCGGCGCTTGCCCGCGACGGAGAACGGCTGGCACGGATATCCCGCAGTGACGATGTCCACCGCGCCGCGCCACGGGCGGCCGTCGAAGGTTCCAACATCGTCCCAGACAGCAGCCTGATCCATGGACGCGTCTTCCATCCGCGCCACGAGAGTGGCTGCGGCGTAGGTTTCCCGTTCGACATGGCCCACAGCACGATATCCGGGGATGGCGATGGTGAGCCCGAGGTCGAGACCGCCCGCGCCGGAGCAGAGGGAGAGGCCGAAGAGGCATGCGTCTCCGGCTCCGGAAGCGCGTCCGGAGGAAGGTAAAGCCAGGTCATCCATGTCACGCGGCGGTCTTGCGCTTGCGCGCGGGTTCAGGGGCGGCGTCCGTGACCGGAGCGACGTCGCCGTCCGGAACATCGGCGGGGGCTTCGACGCTGTCGCCCAGCCGCTCGGTCCTCACCTCGGCGAAGGTCCGGCCATCGCCGTCGAGGATTGCCTCGCGACCGGTGTCCGCCTGCCAGCGTTCCACGGCGACATCGACATAGGCCGGGCTGATCTCCATCGCGAAGACGCGTCGGCCGTTCGCCTCGCCCGCCATGATCTGCGAACCCGAACCCGAGAACGGCTCGTAGCAGAGCCCGCCCCGGGCCACAAGCTGGCGCATCGGGATGCCGAACGCATCGAGCGGCTTCGGTGTCGGATGGTCGGGCCGGTCGTCCTTGGCGAAGCTGGGCAGCGCCCACGTCGATGGCAGCGTTTCCTCGGCCACCTTCGGCGGCCGGTTCGGGCGGCGCCAGCCCATGAAGCAGGGCTCGTGTTTCCACAGGTAATGCGAGCGGGTCAGAACACCGCGGTCCTTCACCCAGATGATCTGCTGGTGGACGAAGGCGCCGGCCTTTTCCCAGCAGGCTTCCAGCATCGCCTGGCGGCGCGAGGCGTGCCAGCAGTACCAGGCCGCGTCCTCTGTGATCGCCTCGGCTACCGCGGCGGCAATGAAGCCGTCGTAGAGCTCGGCGCCCTGGCTGCTGTCGTCCCAGGTCGTGCCGTAGGACGCGGACCAATCCTTGTTGCGGGTCGGATGGTTCGAGCCGTCGTAATCGACCAGATAAGGCGGGTCCGTCGCGAACAGGATCGCTCGCTCGCCGTTCATCAGGCGGCGCACATCGGCAGCGCTGGTGCTGTCGCCACAGAGCAGGCGGTGTTCGCCAAGGATCCACAGATCGCCGGTGCGCGACGCAGGATTACGCGGTGGTTCAGGGATGGTCACCGGCGGCACGGAGCCCCCGGCGCCACCCTCTTCACCGTTCCCCTCCGGCACGAAGGCCAGCAGCTTGTCCAACTCGCCGTCGGAAAAGCCCACCAGCGACAGGTCGAAATCATCGGCCAGCAGGTCGTTCAGTTCGGCAGACAGCAGCGCCTCGTCCCAAGTGCCGAGTTCGGTCAGCTTGTTGTCCGCGATCCGGTAGGCCCGCCGCTGCGCCTCGGTCAGGTGGCCCAGCACGATCACCGGCGCTTCGGTCAGCCCGAGCTGCGTCGCGGCCAGTACGCGCCCATGCCCTGCGATCAGTTCCCCGTCCTCGCCCACGAGGCACGGCACGGTCCAGCCGAACTCGGCCATGCTGGCGGCGATCTTCGCGACCTGGTCCGGCCCGTGCGCCTTCGCGTTCTTCGCGTAGGGCTGCAGGCGCGACAGCGGCCACGTCTCGATCGCCTCCGGGGCAAAGCTCAGCGTCATGGCGGGCAAGGTTCCTAGGTCGGGTGGATGCCGGTGGCTTCCGGACTCCGGATGCCGGGCTGGACTCCACGCGGGGTCCAGCGGCCACCAACGGTGTCCGGTCGGAAGGCCAGCGTTCATTGGCGTTTGTGCGCGGCGTGAGTGGGTCCGGCTTCCGGGTGGCTTCCCAAAAATCCGGCCCTGTCGCTGGCGATGTCCCGCGCTTCGCCCGCCAGCATACGAATGTCGCGCAGAAGGAACCGCGAAGTCGTCTGAGGGGGCGTAGTGGGGGCGGACAGCGGCCCGCAAGGAAAGGATCAGCGCCTTTCCTTTTCCAACGGCCCTCGCCAACGAAAAGATGGTTTCGTTCGGGGCTGCGCCGCGCGCGCCTCTCCCGAGCTTATCCCGAACCTAGCCCCTGAACCGGTTTTCTGTCCCGTCGAAAACTGTCCGCCGCACACCTTCCCCTGTGGCGCGCAGAGCTACGCGCCACCAGCCAGCTCGATCACCTTCCGCTTCGACAGGTTGCGATTGAACCGACGCCGGTTGAGCTTCAGCGAGATGACGCAGAGCCCATAAAGCCAGTGCTGATGGGCGGCCGAGCGTTGCAGTCCGACCGTCCAGCAGACGGTCTTCCACCGCTCGCCATGGGCGCGCATCCAGACGATCTTGCCGTCGACCGGGTCGAGGCACGCGGTCCAGGTGAGCGTCTCCTCCATCCGGCTGATCGCCTGCGGCGAGGGCAGCACGCGCATCGGCTTTGGCTCCTGGCCGACCTTGTCGGCGAAGGAGTGGACGATCTCGGGCCATGTGCTGAAGTAGCCCTGCCGTCGCGGCTCGGGCAGGCGCTTCAGCACGAAGGCCGCCTCAGCGAGACGGGCCTCGACGAGGGACGGGGTCCACTTATCCATGGCGCCCTCCCTCGTCGGAGGGGCGCGGCCCATAGAGCTTTTCGCCCAGCTGGCGGACGAGCTCGCGTTCCGGCCAGGTCAGACGTGCGTCCTCGAGCGAGACGGCGAGCAGACCCTGCTCGCGCCAGCCCTCGCGCTTCACCTGGTCCGGATCCCGTCGATGGCCGCCGTAGCCCTTGGGGTACCACCTCACGCGACACCCCCGTTCGTCTCGATCGCCCAGAGCAGCAGCGCGATGGCGTCGGCCTCGTTGTCGTCGGCAGGGCTGAAGCCCCGGGCCCGCGCGGCTGCGATCATCGCCTCCTTCGGCGCATTGCCCTTGCCGGTGGCGTGACGCTTGATCGTGCCGACGGGAACGCCGGCATAGGGCACGCCCCGCAGTTCCGCCCATGCGGTGAGCGTGGCCATGAGCCCGCCATAGACATGGGCCGCGTCGGTTCCGGCGTGGCGCCGCACCTCCTCGAACCAGATCGCGGTGACCGGCCCCGACAGGCGGTCGATCTCGGTGAGCCAGTTGGTGAAGCGCAGGTAGCGCATGCCGCCGCCGTCATAGCGGCCGGGCCTGAAGCTCGCAGTTCCGCTGGTGATCAGCCCTTCGGCCGAGCGCAACCCCCAGCCGGTGCTGGTGCCGAGATCCAGCGCGAGAATGCAGCGGTTGAGACTGCCGGCCGCCGTGAGAGGCACCGGGGCGATGTGTGGGGAGCGGTCCATGACGACCTCCTCTTCGATTGAGAGGCCGGGGCGGCACGGCTGCCTGGTGAGGGCAGCGCGCGCGCCCGGGCCGGGATCGCGAGGTCTGGTCACGGTCACGTTGTCGATGCCGGGAGCGCCCGGCACTTCCTTCAATGGCTTCACCCCGTCCGCTTGAAGGAAGTGAGGCCGCAAACCATTGGCAGAATGAGTATAAATCTCTTCTTTCAATATTTCAGTTACTTCATTGGGTATGTGTCTGGCACCCCGCCCCCTCCACGCGCGCGAGGGTCTTTGCGTGAAATATTGAAAGAAGTCCGCCGCGCCGGATTTCCGTTTCGGGACGGGGGCTTGGGCGGGAACATCCTTCAAATGAAGGATGGGGGCGGTTGAAGGAAGCATCGTCCCGGCCCTCACCGCATCGCCCGGAAGCGCATGGCTTTCCGCCCCCCGGTCCCCTGCTCGACCGTGGCGACGTCGCCGCTCTCGACGAGCGTGAGCAGGATGTCGTCGCGGTCGCGCGCACGGAGCCATTGCGAGGCGCGGGTCAGTTCGGACTTGGTGACGCCGGCCGATCCTGCCTTGCGGATGATCTCGCGCACGCGTTTCAAATGCGCCTCGGTCTCGGTATCGGCGACATGGCGCTCGACGGCATCGATGGTGCGCCGGGCGAAATGGCGCACGAAATCGATGGCCCAGAGGGCATCCTCGACACGGATGACGGGGTGGACCGCATCGCGCCCCACGGCGAGGACGAGCGCGACCTTGGCCGCGTTCTCCGCGATCCGGGCGAGGATCGGCGTGTGAAAGGTTCCTGCCGCGGCCCTGAGCTCGGCGGTGACCTCTTCGCCGAGCGCGTCGAAGCGCGCCTGCGCGTCGTCGTCCATCGGCACCGTCATCGGATCAACGGCCGTCTCGGGTCCGGAGGTCTTGCCGGCCAGGTTGCCGCTCGCCCCGCCGCCCTCGGCAAGGCGCTGCAGCCCTTCGATCAGCGGCCGGGGCGATTTGCGCAGCCCGGCACGACGGTTCTCGTCCGGATAGTCCTCCTCGCTCGGCAGGATGATGAACCGGGCGAGCGAGCCGTCCACCACGTTGGCGCCCTGCAGCGCCCCCCAGAAATGCAGCGGCGTCGTCGTGCCGTAGACGCAGAGGCAGGGCTGTACGATGTCGCGCCGCTCGTTTGAGCCGTCGCGGTTGGCGTATTCCGCGCCGAGGAAGACCCCGCTGGCAGCGGTGTAAAGCTCGGTCATGTTGTCGAGGATCTCGGTGATGTGGCGCGGGCTGCGCTTCCGGTCGGCCGCCGCCGAGAGGAACATGCCGAACTCGTCGATCTGGAACAGGATCGCGGGCTGACGGTGGAGCGCGGTCAGGAGCCCCGCGCCCGAGGCGATCTTGTTGCCGCCGAGGTGTTGCGCCAGCCCCGCCGCGAAGAACAGCTCGTTGACGACCTCGCGGGCGTGGTTCTTGCCCGAGCCGCTGTCCGCAATGCCGACGATGTAGAGGTTCGTGCGCAGGTCGGTCGCCGTGCGGTAGCGCCGTCCCATCAGCGCGCCGAGGGCGCAGAGGCTGGCGCCCACCGCCAGAAGCGGCTGGGGTCTGCGCGCCGTGTCGATCATGTAGCGCGCGAGATCGCCCACGAGCCCGCCCGGGATCGTCAGCGTGAAGGACGGCACAGGCGCGAGGATCGGCATCGGGGCATCGGGCTGGGCGAGCCGCGCGAGGAGGCCCGCCGCGGGATGCTCGTCGCCCGCGCAGACTTTCTGACTGCCGTCGAGCAGCAGGTCGGGATCGGGGCGCCAGCCCTTCTCCATGGCGAGGTGATAGATCGTGCCGGCGCCGATCCGCGCAGGTTTGAAGCTCGCCCATGCCTTCGACGTCTCGACCGGGTCGTTCTTGGCCGCCTGCGCCGACCAGTCGGCGAAGAGCGTCGCGCCCTCCTCGCCCAGCGCGCCCTTCAGCGCCATGCCGATGCGCATCCAGCTGTCGTAGTCGAGCTCTGCATTGGGCAACCAGGCGAGCGCACTCCGGATCGCGGCCAGCGTGCCGGCCTGCGCATGCGCCGGCAGACACGGATGCCCGGCCCCGTTGGCAGTCTTCGCACCAAGGCTCTTCGGGCGCATCTCGGGCGGGATCAGCGCCAGCGCCTTGTCGAGGAACGCCGCTGCCTGTTCGGCGTCGATTTCGGGCAGGCTCTCGATGTCGAGATCCGCGAGCCCCTCGTCCGGCCAGACATAGGGCTGGCCGGTATCGGGATGCTTGGCATAGGCCACGAACTGCTGTCCGAGGCACAGAACCTCGAGCGGCGCGCGCCGGATCCCGGCGAAAGGCTCGGTCGCGCGATAGACCATGAGCCGCTTCGGCGGCTTTCCGATCCTGAGCGCCGGCGTGTCGCCCAGCCGTTCGCGGGCGAGCCGCTCGATGCGGAGCGCCAGGTCGCCATCCTCGGCAATATCGATGTCGAGCGCGGCGACCGCGCCGCCGACGATCCCGACCCCGCAGTCGGGCCAGCTGGACCAGGTCGCGACCTCGAGTTCGGTCGTGGCGCGGCTCGCATGCCGGTTCCACTGCGGGTAGTCGTGCCAGGCCGCGCGGGCGAACTGGCCGGGCTTCTTGGTGCCGGGCGCGATCGGCAGGATCGCGTAGCCGTTGGTCACGAGACGCGCGCCCACGCGCGCCATCCACGAGGTGTCCGCCATCAGAAGGGCACCTCCGGGATCATGCCGTCGAGCCGGGCACGGTCCTTCGCCGCCAGGTCACGAAGGTGGTCGCAGTAGCCGGTGACGATCACCTCGACGAAGGTGTCCCACTCCTCCTCGCTGAGTTGGGCGAGATCGGTCCGGCCGAGGCTGTCGAGATAGGCGCCGCCGGCCTTGCCGCCCTCGACCATGGCCGCCGTCTCATTGGGGGTCGGATCGATCATGCCCGACCTCCGGTGGCAGATGTCCTGGCAAATCCGGCTGCAGAGGTCTCTGCGGCTCGTGTCGCGCCGCGGGTCGGAGACGCGGAAACGCGCGTCGAACCAGCCCCAGCCACGGGGCTCTCGATGGCAGACGGCGCAGAGCCCGGCACGGACGTAAGGCATGGGGCGAACCTGTAGGCGGTGATTTCGGTGAAGCGGCCCGCGGGGCGGACGGCGATCTCGGTGGGCCGGCGCAGCCGGTCCGCCAGCAGGAGCGCCTCGTCGACGGACTCGGGCACCTCCAGCTCGGGCGCCCGCTCGCGCCACCAGCTCGCGGCCTTCCGGCGCGGATAACCCTCGTGCTCGAAGCAGACCCATTCCGTGTGGAAGGCGAGCCCGCAGCGGTAGGTGACCTTCAGCGAGACACGCCCGCCCCGCTTCTCGTGGCGGCTGTAGGTGACGTCGGTGACGCCGACCCATTGCGGTTTGCCGGTTGACAGCACCTCCAGCGTCGAGGCGGTCGGCTCGAGCTTCACCTCGCGGCCGGGGAACTCGAAACCGCAGTCGGGGCATTCGAGCGCGGCGATGGCCACGATGGTCCCGCATTTTGGGCAGATCTTGGTGGGCGGCGGCCCGTCGCCCGGACCGCCCGGCCGTTTCGGCCGCACGAGATCGATGGGGCCGTGCCGGCGGACATTCCCCGCGAAATCGAGAACCAGGCAGTTCTCCTTGCCCTCGGCAAGCCGCGTGCCCCGTCCGGCCATCTGGACATAGAGCCCGGCCGACTTGGTGGGCCGCAGCATGGCGATCAGGTCCACGGCCGGCGCGTTGAAGCCCGTCGTCAGCACCCCCATGGAGGCCAGCGCCCTGATCTCGCCGCGCTTGAAGGCGGCGATGATCGCGTCACGCTCGTCCTTCGGCGTCTTGCCGAAGATCGTCGCGCAGCTGACCCCGCGGCGGCGGAACTCCTCGGCGACATGGGTGGCGTGGCGGACGCCCGAGCAGAAGGCGAGCCAGGACCGGCGCGTCTCGCCATGGGCGATCACCTCGGCCACGGCCGCGCGTGTGATGGCGTCCTGATCGACCGCGTCCTCGAGGTCGCGCGCGATGAACTCGCCGCCCCGCGATCCCACGCCCGTCACGTCGAGGCGGGTCTTCGTCTGTTTCGAGATGAGCGGGGAGAGATAGCCCTGATCGATCAGGTCGCGGACCGAGACCTCGTAGGCGATGTCGGTGAAGAGCGCGTTCTCGCCCTCGTGCAGCATGCCGCTGTCGAGCCGGAAGGGCGTCGCCGTCAGACCGATCACCTTGAGCGCGGGGTTGATCGCCTGCAGATCGTTGAGGAAGCGGCGATACATGGTGTTCGACCGGCCGGGGATCAGATGGGCCTCGTCGATCAGCACCAGATCGGCATGGCCGATGCGCGTCGCCTTGTCGTGGATGGACTGGATGCCGGCGAAGAGGATCCGGGCCCGCGCGTCGCGGCGGCCGAGCCCGGCCGAGTAGATGCCCGCAGGCGCCTCGGGCCAGAGCCCCAGCATCTCGGCATGGTTCTGCGCGATCAGTTCGCGGACATGGGTGACGACGAGCACGCGCTGGTCGGGCCAGGCCTTGAGCACGCCGTCGATGAAGGCGGCCATGACGAGGCTCTTGCCGCCGGCCGTGGGGATCACGACGAGCGGGTTGCCGCTCTCCTTCTCGAAATAGCCGTAGATCGAGGCGATCGCGGCCTGCTGGTAGGGGCGCAGGGTCAGCATGCGGCGGTCTCCTTCACGCGGGCGTCGTTGGTCCAGGCCGAGCCGTCACGCATGCGGTAGGAGACGAAGTCCTCTCCTGCGTCGCTCACCTCGCCGGGGACGAGATCGGGGATGAACAGGTGCCGGGGGCACGCGCGGCGCTGGTCGGAAGAGTCGAGCAGCCGGTCGTGGCGCGCGCAGTGCCAACCACCATCGACAGGCGTCGAATGCAGGCAGGACCGGCAGGTGACCGCCGGGGCGTCCTCACCGTGGCAGAGCCCGTGGTGGTCGCAGAACCGGCACTCGAACCAGGCGGGATCCGCGCTGATGCGCTCGGGCGGGTGCTGGGCGAAGATGATCCGCCCCGCCTTCTCGAGCAGGCGTTCGCCCATTTCTGGGTCGGCCGGGACGCGCTCGATGTGCAGCGCGTCGGTGTCCTTGCAGACCGCGACGTAGAGCGCCCGCGTGATGCCGGTCAGGTGCATGTACACCTGCATCTGCGCGGCGTGCTGGGGCTTGGCGAGCGCAACGCCCCTGGCGATCAGCTCGGCAAAGCTCTTCGCGGAATGCGTCTTGAACTCGACGACGTGCCAGGTCTTCGGCGCCTCCAGGAGCCCGAGGGCGACGGCGTCGAGCGAGCCGCCGAAATGCCCGCCATGCGCCTCGACGCGGAACTGGCGCCCGGTCTCGGGATCGACCTCCAGCACCGTCGCGCCGGTGGCGCGCAGGTCGCGGACGAGCCGGGTCTCTTCCAGCTGGCCGGTCTCGAACAGCCGCAGGATGCGGCCCGTGTGCCGCGCGGGCGACGCCCAGCGGAAGTCGTACCAGAGCGCGCGGGCGCAGGACTTGCCGATTAGCGAGGCGCCGAGGTGGTCGCGGAAGCCGTCGCCCTGCCGCGCCTCGAAGGAAGCGTAGATCGCGGACAGGGTCGGCGTCGGGGGTTCGGGGAGCTCGGCCATCAGCATGCCTCCCCCCGCTCAAGCCGCGCCCGCGCCTCAGCCAGCACCGCAGTCCAGGCGGCGCTGTCATGGCGTTCGCGCAGGACGGCGATGATCATGTCCTTGAGCCGTTCGCGCCGGCGGCGACCGCCCTGATGGGCGACGATTTCGGCGCGCTCGCGATTGAGGTGACGCAGCGCCGTGCGCGCACGGTGAAACCAGTCGGGATCGATCGGCTTCGCCGTCCGCTGCCGCGTCAGATCGGCGGTCGCGATCTGCGTGCGGATCTTCGCGATGGCGTCCTCGATCTCGATCAGGCGCCGGGTGTCGTCAGGCAAGCCAGGGGCGTTCGCGGCCGCGCAGGCCGCGTCGGTGGTGTTGGTCATGGTCGGTCTCTCGGGTCGGTCTCTCGGGTCTGGCGATGTCCGGGCCGCCGCAGGTCTCAGCCCGCGGCGGCCGAGGGCGTCAGCTCTTGCGGTTCCAGGGCGCGGTGGCCGGGCGGGCGGGCGCCGACTGCGCGGGCGCGCTGGCCGGCTGCGTGGCGGCGGGCCTCGGCGGGGTCGCCTGCGCCGTGGCCTCCGGCACCAGGTAACGGATCGTGTTGCGCTCGCCGTAGCCGTCCTTCGGGGGCTTCACGCCGACCTGGATCGTCATCGGGATCAGGTGCAGCTCCTCGCTGTCGTTCACCTGCAGCTTGCCCGTGGCGTGGCAGATCGCCGACAGCGTGCGCTGCGCGATCTCGACCGTGGTCGGGTTGGCGTTCACCAGGTTCAGCTGGTCGAAGACCTTGCGGCCCTGCTGCGGCCCCTCGAGGATGTCGAGCATCAGCCAGAGATACTTCCCCATCCCGTTCTTCGTGACGCGCATCTCGCTCTCGACGATCTGGGCGCGGTACTTGCCCGCGGGCAGGATCTCGTAGGCGGTGGTGGGCTCGATGCCGGCGGCGTCAAAGGCGGTGTCGAAACGTGCCATCGTGCTGTCCTTTCAGTCGTAATCAGGCGGATTGGGGCATGGCGGCCAGGAACTCGGACCACTCGAGCGGGAGGGTTTCCGGCAGGCCGTAGCGGTTCTTGGCGAGGAAGGCGGGGCGCTCCTCGGTGTGCATGACGCGCGCGCCGGACCCGAGCGCCCGGGTCACCTTCTTGTTGAAGCCGACGTCGGACTTGCTGACCGAGATCCGGTAGTTGGCGAAGAGCACCACGTCCGAGTGCTCCTGCAGCAGCGCGGAGGCGCGGGCCTGCAGCTTGATCACGTACCGGTCGTAGGGTTCGTGCTCGGGGCTGTCGAAGCGCTTGATGTCGGTGTGGGCGATCTGGATGACCGCCATGCCCTTCCGGTCGCGGAGCGCGTTCAACCGGTCGATGTACTCGCGCCAGATGGTCAGCGCCTCGGCGTAGCCCTTGCCGAAGCCGGGGCTTTCGATCGACTGCCAGCCGTTGCGACGGCAGGCCTCGGCCCAGATCAGCGGTTCCAGCCAGTCCACGCTGTCGACCACCACCGTCGAATAGGCGTGGTCCTCGTCGAGCAGGGCGTCGAGCGCTTCGGCGACCTCCGCGTAGCTCGTCGCCAACGGGAAATGCGGCACCTGCAGTTTGCCGAGACCGTCCTCGGTGAGGACGAACACGGGCGCGTCGGCGGACGCGGCGAAGGTGGATTTGCCGATGCCGGCGACGCCGTGGATCAGGACGCGCGGCGGACGCAGCACCGTCGAGGTTTGCAGGGATGCGAGCGAGATGGCCATCAGCGCGCCTCCTCGCCGAGCAGCAGCCGGAACTGGGGCTTGCCGGTGCGGACCGTGCGCGCGGGCTCGAACTCCTGGCGGATGTCCTTGGGCCAGGCGGTGTACTTCCGCTCGGAGACGCTGAGTGCGATGTCCACGTACTCGGTGGGATCGGCGCCATCCGCCCGGATTCGCTCGACCAGACCGGCGAGGGTCGCCTGGTCCCAATCGACGCGCTTCGGCAGCTCCGCGACCACGGTGACCTGGCCGTCCTGCAACCGGACAGTGCCGGTGTCCTTGCCTTCCGCGCGGCGCGCCTCCTGCGCCTGGTCGCCATACTTGAGCGCGATAGCGCCATCGAGCCAGTCGCTGAGGTTCTTGGCAGCGCGCAGCCGCTCGTCAGCGTCCTGCTTCAGGAGCGCCAGCTGGTCGCCCGGCAGCGCGGCGATCTCGCCGACCGGCAGGGTGGGAAGGTTGTCGAGGGTGATGCGGTTGGGGATCGTCATGGCCGCCCCCTCACGCCAGCTTCACGGCGGGCTTGTCGGCCGTGCTCGAGCAGTGCCGGTTGGCCTCGTAGGCCTCGACATCCTCGAGCCGGTACACGACCCGGCCGCCGATCTTGATGAAGGCGGGGCCCTCACCGGTCCAACGCCAGCGCTCCAGCGTGCGCGGGCTGATCTTCCATCGAGCCGCCAGCTCGACCTGGTTGAGATGCGTGACTGACATCGTCGTCTCCTTCGCGATTGGCCGAATGCCTGCGAAGGACCATCGCTCACGGCGTGGGAGGCGCCGGGGAGGCAGCCGGGAGGCAGAGCGGGAGTTCGCGAAGAATGATGTCCGCCAATGTGAAAAGGCCGCCCCGGAGGACGGCCTTTTGACGCTGGTGCCGAGTGGCGAGATCGAGCGTGGACGGTTGGAGCTCTTCTCTCCGCCTCGTAGTGCCCCTCTTGACCGAACAATCAAAACGGTGCGGCAATTCTCGCAGACGCGCACCCACTGCGCAGCACGGCGTGTTGCACGGAACCAAAAGAAAATGCCCCGGCAGCGACCGGGGCATTTCATTTCCGAGACGCTACTCGATGAGGGGTTACGAATCGACCGCCCAAAGGTTGTTGATGTTGCGGATGTACGTTTCGATCTTCTGCACATCGTCCTGGATCAAGGACTGATGAAAGATCCGATGCCCGGTTTTCGCCAATGATGGCGTCTCGGTCATCTCACCAAAAGTTATCGACCAGTAGTCCTCGTACTTGGCCTCGACGACGTCGTTGATGACTTTCTCGACCTCTTCTCGATATGCACTTTTCTGATCTTCGCTCAAATAGGCGGCGGACATCGAGTTGAAGACGATCGTCACGCCACCTTTCCGCTCGCCGATCATCGAAATCGCGTGCAGGAGGCCAGCCATCAGCAATGCCTCCACACAGGGAATTATCCGTTCATCGTGGTCTTCATCCCAGATGATCGCAACGTTCTGGACTGCGGCTTGCTTACGCAACTCTCCTTTGTTCGAACGCCACGACAGCGCCTGAACTACGGAATAATGCGTGCCACGACCGATCTGCCCCGTCGGAGCAGTCTCATCGTATATGCAGTGAAGGTGGGGAGAGTATTTGGGAGTGTCATGCTGAAGCATGAGAAGTACCTCGTCGTTAGAACTGTTTCTGATGGCTCACACCATCGCTCCTCGCAGGTTCCCCTGCTGCGCCGCAGCCTTCCGGCATTGACGCGTGACCCTGAGCATCTCGGCTCACCGGTCCGGACGTAAGTAGAGGCTGCAAGCTCTGGTTTCAATGATCCCGCCCGCTGGAGAAGCCGTCAGGGATCGATCCAGCAGTTCCCGTCATCGAATCTGATGAATCGCTGCCAGTCGTTGCGGCGGCCGAAGGCTTTCTTCAGCGTGTTCACCTGGCTGCCGTAGCCCGCCTCTTCCAGCACTGCCGCTATCCGAAGGACGGGGGACTTGGACCAGTAGGCTGCGAACAGGATCTGCAGCAGCCGACGCTGCTTGTCTCCGCCGAAGGTCAGGGTTTCACTGCGGTGCCAGACCAGCCCGCATTCCTCCGAATGATCGATCGGGAACCGGCGCTGGACCTGACCCGGAAACACGCGCGCACTTAGCGATTGCGGCGAGATCGCCGGCTTTCCTGGGGTGCCGAGCACATCGGCCACGCCGACGATCACGTTCCGCTTGTTGGGTGTGATGGGGATGCGATCACCCGGTGTCGACGTGAGAATCACCCGGACCTCTTCAGGCGGCCTGCGCTCGAGGAGGGCATCGAGTCGCGTCCAGACGGCAGGATCAGCAAGCCGCCGCGCAAACCAGACCGGCACCGGCGACTTCGCGCCCGTCAGCCTGATGGTTCCGACGTCCCAGACGAATCCGTCGATCAAAGGGCTCGGGCGCGAAGGCCCGGCGCGTTCGAAGGCCACCAGCATCTTCGCGAATGCCAGAGGAAAATCGACGACACAGGCGGCGATCTCCCCCGCCTCGACAGTTATCCAACGACCGACGCTGTTGCGATAGCCGTACTGCCCGCGCTCCGGGCACCACTCCGCCGGAATGGGCTCGTCCTCATAGGCATCCATGGCGGCGACGACCGGGATGCGCCCGGTCGCCACCAACAGCCTGGCGTCGAGCAGCTTGTCTGCTGCCCGAGGCGCCACTTGCTTCAGCGTGGCCACCTGCACCTTGCCGACGCGGGTTTCCATCGCCTGGAGCAGCAGATCCACAGCCGACTTAGTCAACGAGGTCACCAATGTCGGCGGTGTCGGTCAGGATGCCCCAGCGCCGCAGGTACTTCTCGCCGATCAGGCGCTCATGCGGGGTCATGTCCTTGAGGTTGCAGCCATGGGGCATCGTGACAGTGAGCGTCAGGGATTTCCCGCGGCCTCCCTCGGGTCCGGGATGGAACTTGATCGTGAACCGGGCGCGCGTGATGACCCATTCCGGTGCCTCGGTCGCGACCGGCAAAAGGTGCCCCGAGCCACCGATGTCGAGACCGATCCGCTTCTCGGCCATCTCCCAGATCGACCGCTCGGCGCCCGACATGGACTCGAGCGTGATGCGCTCGCCGCGCTCCCCCAGCTCCATGAAGCGCAGCTCCTTCACGGTCACGCCCATGATCCCGTCCTCGGGATCGGTCGGGAAATCGAAGGGCTTCAGTAGCATGCTCAGGTCGTATTCGCGCCATGGGATGTGCTTCTCCTTGAAGTCGATCCCGAGCAGATCCCGCGCCATGAACGCGGTCAGATCCTTCCGGTCCTCTAGCGTGTTGGCCACGACCTCGATCACGCCGGTTTCGGCCTCATAGGTCAGGGCCGCCTCGAACACTGGCTTCACGATGCGCCGCAGCAGCTTGCTCTTCGCATCGAAGCCCAGCATGTCCTCCGGCCGTCCCTCGCGATAGACGGCGACCTGCACCAGATCGCATTCCTGGTCATCAAGGATGATGCGATGCCGGTCGAAGATATCGACATGGACATGCGGGGTCTCGAAGCGGTCGCGGATGGCCTTGGTGAAGGCCGCAATGGAGATCGGATCGCGGCGGACCGTACATTCCTTCTCGACCTCGAAGCCGTTCCACGAGCGCCCCCGGCGCCGTTCGTCGTTGTAGCGGACCTCTTCCGCCAGGCGGAAGCGATCAGGCTCCTTCAGGAAGACCCAGAGCGAACGGTTGTTGGCGCCCTCGAGGGTGTCGAAGACTGCGCGGTTCAGCACGACGTTCTGCAGCGCGTTCTGGCCCGCCTCATCGGCGAGCGCTGCGACACGACCGGCGTCGAGGATGACCCGCTGCTTTTCCTCCTCGGACATGCCGTCCACGGCCTTGACCAGCGGCTCGACCACCTCGGGCTCGGGCTTGGCCCAGTCGATCGGCGGAAGCGAGGTGAACCCACCGGCCGTGAAGTAGTCCTTCAGGCGGGTGATCGGGGTCTTGCGGAGGAATGCGGTGATGGCGGTCATCGGGGGCCCTTTCGTGCCGGGGAGGTGGAGGATGAGGGAATCAGCGTAGCGATACGCTGGTGTTCGATATACATCGAACGCGCCATCACGTCTACTTGCGCGGCACGATTTCGTTCGGCATACCGAACACGCCGCCAGCACCAAGGAATCAAGGATGACGCGATGACCACGTCCCTCGGCGCCAAGATCAAGCGCCACCGCCAAGAGAAGGGATATTCGCTCGACAAGCTCGCCGAGCTCACCGACTCGAGCAAGAGCTACATCTGGGAACTGGAGAACCGCGACACCCGCAAACCCTCAGGCGAAAAGCTGACGCGCATCGCCCAGGCTCTGGAAGTCACCACAGACTATCTGCTCGACGACACCGCGGAGCCTGGTGATGAGGTTCTGAGGGAGGCGTTTTTTCGGAAGTTCAGCAAGCTGAAGCCGGAGGATCAGGAGAAGATCCAGCAGATGATCGACATGTGGGGGAAGAAGGATTGA